TCAGTTGTGAATTCGTCCATTTAATAAAATCTTGGGTCACTGAGCATCCCTTCTCATTAAATCAATGAATGCGTTCATTCGCATCTCAGCAGCAGGATCTGCAAAGAAAGCTTGCGGGGGAGTCAGGGTTAACGTGGTGGTATAACCCTCCTCTTCAGAAATCGTAAATTCCACGGCTGCAATTAGAAAAATTTTGTGAATCCCCATTGAATCCACTCTCAAATCAGCCAAAGTATTAGGCTCGTAAAGTTCCCCTTTTTGATTCACCCACTCGGGTACCTTGACTTGAATGGAGTTTGCTCTTGAGTATCTCATTTCTTTTTCCCACTGAGCCCGTTCTTTTGCTCTGCTTGAAAATCCCTGAGCGTCAATGATCAGGGGCCGGTAACGCGTGATGCGCTCATCTGGGACTGTAGCTAGGCTTTGGGTACTATTTCCTAACTCTTCAGAATAGGCTAGTACCTGATAGCTTGAGTAAAGGGACTTTGACCCAAACTGATAATTGAATTCCATCAGATTTTCTTTTTCATAGATCTGAGAATAAGAATCTGAGTTTAAAGTTGGTTTTGATAAAACCAAATCCCCGATTTCATTGGTCATGAGGAGGCAATTTTCAATCTGCGCTGCTCGTTCTAGGCATTCAAAAACGGTTTCACCGAAGTGAATGAACCAGGATGGATAATGATGAGGATTATTTAATTTTGAAATGACTTTAATTCCAAACGGAAATGATAGCTCTTTAGCTATCGCTTCCAATGTCACAGACTTTTCAAATCCCATTGGATCTTTAATGGCTGCACAATCCACCAGGTCACTCGTTTTATCGCGAGCCCCAATTCGAAACGATTTTGAAGACGGCGAAAGATGATACCCCACAGTATCCACGTACCCATAAAAAAGAGGATTATAAATATAGGAAATAATGACTTCAGAACTGGTAGGAATATTTTTCAAATCTGCAAGATCTGGGTTACACTCGATGGATACACCAGCGCAAAGCGTGTCCAAGGATCTTTGAATCGAAACGGATCTAAAATCAGAATATTCTATTCCATTGATGGAAATAAAGAGATCAGCCATAGGGAAAGCAAGTGTGAATAAAGTGGTATTGGTTTGTGAGTTCTTTCAAGTATTCTAATCCTCCTAAATTCCAGGATTCAAGTAGTAAGCATTGTTTTTTGATCTCTGTTTCAGCTGGAGAGGCATTCCAAGTCATTCCAGATTCAAAAAGATCATGAATGCAAAGGGCTTGAATTTTCTTTAAAATAGAAAAAAGTTCTGGATCAAACTCAGCACTGACTAAGAGTCGATCGACATTGGTTTTCAGTGCTTGAAGCTCCAGTCGTTTTTGTACGTCTGTCAAGGTGGGGTAGCGAGAGAAGACATGAGAGGCTTGATTTCCAATGATAAAAATTTGCTGTCCTAAAGACAGAATAATGATGGGATGAACATCAGCTCCGTTATACCGATCCGGTGGATAAAATAAGGTCCAGTTGTAAGGATCAATTGAATCAAATCGACTTCCTGTGACCAATTTCCAAACATTCATGACGGATGCGTAAAGTCCACCCACGCCGTTAGTGTAAATCCCCTGAGCTGCGGATCTTAAAACACTGAGGGAACTTGCGAAATTATTTAAACTATCTTTTGCATGAAGTAGGGGTGAGAAAATCTGTTCCGTTTTTTCTGCAATCATTAAAATTCCATCATTAATCTGATCTAGATATTCAACTCCCTGATTTCCATAGCGAATGCCCTGATCGAGAAATTCAGATGCTTTTTTAAGCGCATCATTGCCTAAGAGTGCTCCAGCAAAAGGAATGTTTTGGAGTCCGAACACTCCTTTTTGAGTCTCCTTGGTTTCCAGAAAGAGCATGCTAAAATAGACCACCCCTCCTTCAATACTGTTTTCACTCATTTTGACACTTTTGCAAAACACCTCTCTTTCTCCATAGTAGGGATGAAATAACTTCCCTGATTTTGGGTCTTCACACGCTTTATTTAACCGCTCGGCATCTAATCTATAATTGGCACCAATGACAATGCCTTGAATAGAAATTTGCTGACCCTGTTTTCCTAAATCTTGAACAATGGGCTGATCTTGAAATGGAAATTGATAGGAAAAAACACGACGGCCCGTATCGGTTGAAGTTTCATTGAGAAAAAACCAGGCATCTCTAAACCTGGCTCGTCTTAAGCGCTTTCTTTGAAAAATCAACTGCTACCTCCTAGGATTAAGCCTTGCTCTAAACGCGTGACTAGCCCTCCTTGCGTTTTTGAGATTTGAATGGGTGCAGGTGCGTTTTCAAACCTAAGCACGATAAGATTTTGAGATTGTGTGATTTTGTCATCTTTATATTCCTTGGGGTTTTTTATGCTCTCTTGTACTTCTTGTGGCTGCATTTGAGGTGGACTGGGTTGCTTGGAAGCCGTTTTTTCCTTTCTTTCTTTAGCTTCTTCTTCTGCTAATTTCAGGGCGTATCCAGCTCCAAGTACTGTTGCGAAGCCACTGAGTCCAAGCACTGCACCGACCGGTGAACCTAGCATCCGAAACCCTATGCCTGCGGTTAATGCAACAAGGCTTGCATTGACCAGACCGATCGAGTCATCTAAGGCTTTTAGAAAAAGTAAAACGGGTTTACTGATCATGAGCAGTTGATCAAACGCTTTGGGTAGACGATTGGATAATTCATTTGAGAATTCAGTTATCGTGTCCTTATTTTCAAAAACTAATGTTTTCATATGCTCAAGCCAGCTTGTAAATGGCTTTAAAATATCAGGGCCAATAGCATATTTAAGATCTTCAAATTGTTTTCCAAAGTCAGTCATTGCAGCTAAATAATCCCTGGCTTTTTGTAAACTGTCTTTGGGTATGGGATCTACTTTAAATTGGCCAAAGAGTTTTTCAATTTGTGGATTACTCATTTCAAGAAGCTTCAGTGGTTCTGTAGTTCCAAAAATACGTTGAGTCACTCTGCTTTTAAGCTCTGAATCATGAATCTTGCGCAAGGAATCTAAAGTGGATCTAAAACTTCCAATTAAATCTTTCCCGTAAATAGCATGAGATTTTGGAAGTGCATGCATTGCCTGAGTTGCATCCGTCATACGAAAAGATTTCAAATCAAACTGAACTTTTCTCAACGACTCTAAAGCAGAGTTCATCCCACTTGCTGAAATTCCTGCTGCTTTTGAAACGTAGGAAAGTTGTCTTATTTTTTCGATGGGCAAATTTAAATAATGACTAGCCGCACTTAAGTCAACCAAGTTTTGAGAAAGATCGGATGAAAATCGTTTAGCAAGGTAAGTGACTCCCCCTGATCCAGCAAGCACAAAGAGGAAATTTTTTAATCCTGATGTAAGCTGAGATAACCCTTGATTCACATCTTCGATCAGTGTTTTAGGCTTTTTACCTTCTTGCTCATCTCTTTTTTTGCTGATTTCATGAGGCAAGTAAACCGTTTGCATGGGTTCTTGAAGTTTTGTGACTTCTGGAATTGGGTTTTGAAGCGTAGGCAAAGATCCCTTGACCTTTTGCTTAAGCTTATCAAATGAGCTTTGAACATGCTTAAGACTCGTATTGACGTGATCAATATCTTTGCTAGCATGATCTGTTGCAACAACTGTAATACCTATTGGAATTTTATTTTCTGCCATGACTGAACTGCCTTTTGATTCCAGAACGTTAATTCTTTGACTTTAAAATTCCTTACTTCTGAGAGACTTAACCCAAAAAACAAAACTAACTCTGCAATGATATCTCTGGTGTTTCTTGGGTAGGCTCCAAAAAACGGATGGCAATCTTAATGACTGCATAAGTATCTAAAACACTTAGCTGATCAAATACCGCTTTAGAATGACGGGTCAGTTTTCTTGCAAAATCTAAAAGATAAGCTTTCTGAGTGTATTTATCCCACTCCTCTAATATATGCCAAATATCTTTACACTTAGGCTCTCTAAACTCAATCTCTGTAATATATTCTTCAGCAAATTTAATCGGGGTTTTCAATTGATAAATCATTATTTTACTCCTGTGCTTTGTCAAAGTGCATAGCTAACCCTTGAAAGGTGACATTCATCATCCCTTCTTCCGTTGATATTTCAGCCTCAGAAACCCAAGCTGATTGAATGATGTACGTCTTTTTTCCCAGTGTCAGGGTAATCGTCATGCTGTCTGTTTTATAAAAAGAATCAATATCTAACTCAGGCATTAGAACCATATCGCCCTTAAACGAGGGGGCTGCGTCTAACACCTCTTTATAGCCTACGACTGTGCCTCCCGCTCCTAGAACCGCATCCCGCTTGGGTCTTCCAGGGTTGACGGTCCAGTTCCCATGAGTTTCAATGGACTTTCCGTCTACTACAAAATGAATAATTCCTGCAATTCGATTCATAGATTACCTCTCTTAGAGAAGGAAACTCACTTTTGCACCTAAGATGCAAAGCTGATTGACTAGTTTTGGACTCATGGAAATATCAAGCCTACTCGGATCTGTTTTATTAATTTCTGTGATCAATCCCTCTTGGAATAGGTCTATGTCTTGGACTAACCCTGCTTGTTCCCATTTTTTAAAAAGACAAATACACTCAGCTCGTGCAAGTCTTGGAGTCATGACCGCTCCTGAGCCTCGGTAATTGTCAGTGGCTAGCTTGTGGCGTGGGTATTTCAGCATGAAGTAGCGTTTTAAATCCCAGCGGATAAAAGATAAAACCAGGGGAACATTGGGGCTAGAAAGACTTACGTCCACTGCTCCTGCATCATTTTGAGTATAGGTCGTCACCAATCTTTCAATTCGAACTCCCCCGCCTGCGTCAATACAAAAAGTAGAAATCCCCTGACTCAATGCTTTTTCTCGGTCGATTCGATCATCGATCTCCTCCAGTTTTGGCGCCTGAATCCCTAGCAGGGGAAGGGTATGAAATGGTCTGGCTGGATCAAGTTGCGCAGAGGAAGCAATCGCCCCTGCCAGCGCAGCTGACCACACGTGCGTTGATGAAGCACTATGACAGATAGGCATGATGGCCACATAAGCAGAATTGATTTTCAGATTCATAGACTCTTGGCTGATCCCTGGAACACCTACCACTGCAAAGCAATCGAGTTGCCTCTTGGCGCTTGATCTTTCTTTTAATTTTGAAGCAAGTAACTTTAAAGTGTCTTCATCAGAAAATGAGCAGGCAATCAGATTGAAATGATGATCCTTGATCGTACTAAAAATTGAATCAAGATCAATAGATGGTTTTGCTTTGTCTGGAGTGGATGGAGTTGCCCCTGGCACAACAGAAGCCAAACTAGGCTTATCCGAACTAGGTTTATCTGAAATCGCTTTTTTAAAATCGATACCCCAAAGTGGGACGTCTGAATTTTTGAAATAAACTTCTGCCATTTCAAAAAGAGTGCCGCTGCCAAATTCCTTTTTAGCCGTCTCAGGATTAAAAATCTGAACTAACTTATTTTTACTCTCGTTGTTACTTTCTCCAATCAAAAGCACTTTGTAGGGCTGCACACCTGTCAATCCTTCAGAGGCACGAGAAGAATCAAACTCGACATAAACGAGTGGAATTTTCACTTGCGATATTTCATTAAATTGGATTGTCATTCATCCTCCCTTTTACATCCACACTGAGTCGCTCAAAATCAGTGACGTCTTCTCCCCTTCTAAACTCTTCAAAATAAGTCACATCACAAGAGAGAGTGGCGATTCCCAGTGGACGTTCCCCTTCAAAATAGGTTTCAATTTCCATTTGATGAGGCATAATTCTTGAGACAAGATCTCCCATCGAATCATCAGTAAAAAGAATGTGCTCCACCTCTGAAATGATTTGATGGAGCACGTCTTCACTATTCTCCTCGCCTTCAATTAATATCTGAATAGTGAGTTCTGCTGTCTTTTTTAAGTTGAGAAAACTTGTATTGGACACAATCTCGGCTGTTTCACGAGAAATGCCAACCAGTGTACAAGGGAGTTGATCCAATTCCAGTGTTTTAACACGACTTAAAACAACTCTCCCGCAAAGGGTGACTTCCTCACTGAGTAGGTGACAAACGTAATGGATGATTTTATTTCTCTTAGACATTTTTAAATTTCTTTTTTTGTAAAATCAGTCTGACTGATCCTGCTGAATCGGTTTTCACTTCTCCCACCTGATAGAGTTCTCCCTCCACTTGGATGCGGTCCCCCGCTTTAGGCAGTGCCACACGGTCATTTTGAAACTCAAAAGTCGAGGCAAAATTGGTAACCGTGGACTGACCTGCTTCCACCAGGAGGGTTGATTCTGAGAATAAGCCGTGGACAAGAGCAGGTGTTTTAAAGCCATCAGATTGATAAAACACGCTTGCGTCCTGACCAAAGGCCACACAGCATTGGTTAAATAAAGTCCCAAATAAGTCACGGTAGGGTGATTCCATTGAGTCTTACCCTGACAGACGGATCTGCTTTTGCGGCGTCATGGGCAGATACTCCGATTAAAACGGTGTTCTCTGATTTTTGAGAAGTGACGACATAAAACTCTCGTGCCTCGGGATGATCTGTGTCTTTCTTGGGAGTTTTGTCAAAAAATACAGCGTCTCCCGCACTAAATTGACTTCCGTCTGATCTCAGCGCATACACGCCCGTCAAATATAACTCAAACGAACCTCCTACATGAGCGGAGGTTGCAGGAATTCCAAAAAGTTTTCCAACAATCACAGGCTCGCCGCTCGTAATTTCCCGATCCGCAATAACTGGGATAGACATCCCTTCTGATATGTAATTTTTCATTATTTTACCTCATTCTTATTTTTGTGGTGCAGCCCCTGAATTAAAGTGCATTCCTCTCCATTCCAAAATGGAGCATCCAAAATCTAATCTCGCTTTCATGGATAGTCCGTCCGTTTTGAATTCCATTTGGGATTCGACATACACGGAATCTTGACCGTTTAAGAAACACACTTCCATCGTATCAAGCTGTGCTGGATCTATGATGTTGTAAAAGGCATAGGGGTTTTTACCTTGTTTTACATCAAGCAAGATATCGAGTCTTGGTTCAATAATGAGTTCCAACGCATTGACAAAAGGATTGATCTTTTGCTGAGTCGTAGCCTCAACCACACCAGCTAGATAATTTTGGGTGATAAACTGCATTGCCCTGATTTCATTTTGAGCCGTGGTTAAAAGGTATTTTGGCATCAGCCCCAAGGGCTGGCCTTTCATCGTGGTTTGGAGTCGCAGTGCTAAACGGGCTTCAGTGAGAGACTCAAGGCCCACTTCCTTAGCTTTTCCGATATTTCCGTGATCACTATCAAAACACCTCTTTTTATCTGTTTGCATCACAGGATTTGAAACGAGCTTTTCATACACCGTTTTTGAGATAAGGTCTGCTCCTGCTCTTGCAATGATGTCTGGAATTCTTGAAAAAGCATTCAAATCATCATTGATCAGTGCAGTTCGACTGATATTGATCAGCCTGCCGTATTCTTGAACCGTGACAGTTTCTGTACCTTCATCTAGGCTAGATGCTTTATATTCGCCTAGTTCATTTTTTGGCTCAAGCAGGTTCACATCCGACAGCATGATCCTAAACTGGGGCCTAAAATCCTTGGCAACACTCGTTCGGGTCCAACTCCTCCACGTTTGTGGAGCGGATTGAAATCCATCTCTAAGGAGTCGATTCATGAAGTTACCCAAAAGCATTGGAAAATCAGAGGAGCTTTGCATGGACCTTGTAATGATTTCACTGGGAGGAAGAAAATCGCCAGACACGCCTAGACACTTTCGAGCCATGTCTGGAATAGATAGATTTTGAAATTTCTTTCCTGCGTCGGTGGGTTCATATTTTTTAGGATTGTGCCTGCTTAAAAGAGCATCCACTACACCGCGGCTGATGATTTCTTTTTCATCATAGCTTCCAGGAGAAATAGAGACTTGAGCTTGAGTTTTGGAGCGTTCTGCTAATTTCTCTAAAATTTCCTGACTTGCTTTTCCAAGATCCACCCCCCTGACAATAAGGTCTTGCGATAACTCCTCGCCCAGACTGGCTGCCTTGACTGCTTTTGAAATTCCTAAAATCCGATTCCTTTCTTGGATTGCTATCTCTTGTGAATTGATTTCTTTCATTTTTAGTTCGTCCATTTTTATTTTTTCAGGGTCACTTAGTTTCATATCGTTCCTTTGTTTTCTAAATCCTGCTCTCGAATCCGCTCCGATCGGGCACAAACTCAGTTCAACGGGTTCCCAATTCGTAGCCAGTCGCATCGGAATTCCATCCTCGCTCGTCCCTTGGTCTTGATACTCATGCACGTAGTACCCAACGGATGCGTTTCTAATAATTCCAGCTTGAAAGTCTTTATAAATTCCTCTCTCTTCTGACCTGGGAGAAAACCGGATCTCCGCTATCCCCACACGTCCTCCTTCTTGATCCTCGATGTAGGCTTTCTCAACGACTCCTAAAATCGCATCTACGGAGTCGTTGTTATGGGAATCAAGCAGTGGAGCATTACCCGAATTAAAATATTCAAGATCCACCTGACCCTCTTCCAGTCCCAAGATTTCAATAAACTTTCCGCTTTCATCTGAGCGCTCAACTTCAGAGCCTGATGTAAAAATGAGTTCCGCTCTCAGTTGAGAAGTGTCCTCACTGGTAGAGTCGGCTGAATGGGAATCTGTTTGACTTCCATCTGCTTCAGATGATCTTTTCTCATCCTTGTCATCTTTCTCGTCGTCTCCCTCGTCTTCTTTTTTTGTATCCTCTTTGCGTTTGTCCTTTTTGGGCTCGTCATTGCATTCACCTGGGGATTCATCCGGCTTCTTTTCCTCTCCATCCTCGCTCGTCCTTTTTCTGATTTTGATTGGAATTTCCCGTCTGAGTATCTGCATTCTTGTTCTCCGAAAACCAAGCCAGATTTAAACCTAATGATTCAGCTAGTTTTTTATCACTTGCTAATTCTTTTAATTGCTGCTCGGGCTCATACCCTTGCTCTCTGATATAGTGAGAGAGGGAAAAAAATCCATTGCTGAGCCCCTCTGCCATGCTCTCGATCTCTGCTTTTGGATCAATCATCTCGCGCCTGGGAGGGGTGTAAGAGAGGGTCACATCTGAAGTATCCACCCCAAGGAGTGACACCATTTCTAGAAATTTATTCATGACGGGTTGAATCCAGCCTGGAATAAATGTAACCCATTGATAGCTTTGAACCGTCCGATGAAACTCAAGCCATCCCATCCTGGCGGATGAAAAATTTACTTGAGAATAATCATTGCTCAGTGCCTCAAATGAAATCCCTAAACCTGCTGCAATTTCTCTGATGCAAGCCCTCATGTAATCAGGGTAATTGGGGGCATCAGGAGGGTTATTAAAAACAATATCTTTCCCAAACGGCAGGTATTCAATCATTCCAGGCTGTACTTGCTCCAAATAATCTTCATCTTTGGAGGCAACACTGTCTAACTGTTCGTTTACGTCCCTGATAAAACCTGCGTAACATGCGCTGAGTTTCTGGCGGCTGAGCTGAGCAAAAGAATACTGATCCAGGTCACGTAATTTTAAAGCCACACAAGTCAGTTTCGGAATTCCTCTCACCTGGCCAGGTCTTTCGACTTGAAAACAATGCACAATGTCTGAGGCTGGAATTCGAATCGAACCTACGGTAAATCCATTAAATAAAAATCCTCCTGGATGATTGCGGTACAACCAGTAGGCTTGAGGTTTTCCAATCTCTTCGATTGTCGTTTGAGTTGGATCGTTAGGCTTAGCAAATTCAATTCCCTGACAAACTAATCCTGTTTCAAAATACCCCTCTTTGTAGGGGTCAATAAAATCAGCCTCCAGTGAATAAAGCTTAAGAGGCATCGGTTTACGGAGGTAAACAAACTTCATTAGAGATTCGCCTGCCTCAAGCATGGATCTAAAATGCAAAGCTTGAAGTCCGTAAAAATCCAGTCTTCCTGAATAATCACACTCATCGATAAACCTTTTTAAATGATCTTCAATCTTTTGCCTCTTTAATGTGCTCTCACAATGGATTTTAGGAACAATGCCTGCTCCAATTACATTACTCGTCAGAACATCCAGTCCACGCCTAGCAATGGCATTATTCCTGACTAGATCTCGGCTGCGGTCTCTCAAAGTGGAAAGATAAAGCTTAGTTTCTACAATAGAACTGGATTTAGGTGCGTACCATCCCTTCGTTTTATCCGAGAAGCTTGCAGCCTCATACCGCCTGGTCTGAAGTTTTTTACCCTGGAGCCTGGCGCGTGCTTCTTTACGATTCACCGCTTTTGAAAAAATTCCTGCTATCGAATCAAATGCACGCCCTATCATCTAAAGGCCCTTCTCAACACGGGGATAAAATTGCCGTTTTGGTTCTTTAGATGATAGGTAGCGTGCAATTTGATTCCTGAGCTTGATCAGCTCATTTAAGGAGTGGAAAGAGATTGTTTTTTCACCAAAAGACACACTGCGGACACCGCTTGCTAAAGCTTGATCGAGTCGTTGCAGATTTTCTTTGGTAAACCCAATCTCCATAATTTATGGTTACATCAAGAATAAAAAAGAGGGTATTCAACAAAATGTGAGACCCCCCTTATTATTTTTACTTGCTATTGTATATACAATGCGGTATCCTGTATTTATGCATTTTGAATGGGACGAAGCCAAGAATCTATTGAACTTTCAAAAGCATGGCATTTGGTTTGAAGAAGCTCAAACCACTTGGGCTGATCCCGCAGCTGAAGAAGTGTTTGATCCAGACCATAGCGATGATGAAGATAGGTTTTTACGAATCGGGTATTCAACAAAAAATAGGCTACTCATTGTGACGTTTTGTGAAAAGCGGATGAACAAGATTAGGATTATTAGTGCTAGAAAGGTCACACCTAAAGAGAGGGAGGATTATGAGGAAGGAATATGATCTCAAAAGTCTAAAAAAGAGAAAGATTAAATCCGATGCTGAAGCAAGTAAAATCGCTACCAGTATCAGACTTGACGGATCTGATGTGGCGGATCTTAAAACGGAGGCGCTCCGAATGGGGATTCCTTACCAAACCTTAATCGGCAGTATCTTGCATCGATACGTGACTGGTGAGCTCCTTGATCGAAAGCTGGCAACAGAACTGCAATCAGTTCATGGCTAAAAGACTCTTTCTTGATTTTCTTTTGGGCTGAACTTCTTGGGGATCTTCTTTCTCTGGTTTTTGAGATGGGATCTTTAATCCCAGTTCTTCTCTCAGTTTATTCCAGTGCTCTTTTGAATATCGATCCAACCCATGAAGTGCAGCTGCGGCTCTGGCATAAATTCTGGCGTCCAGTGGTTCATTCCTGATCGATTGATTCCAATTAAACACAATCCTGCGCTCTCCCTTAAAAATTTCCTCAACCATTGCTTCGGATGAAACCAGGCCCTTGAAATAGTTTTCCGTGTAATGATCTGGAAACAGGCAATAACCAGGCGGTGAAGTTTCACTCGGAAGGGGTTGAGGAAGTTTAAGCCAGGAAAAAAGCTCACCCTTAGCAATGTTGACTCCTACCGGAAAATATTTAGCTCCACTGGCAACTTTTCCTTTTCTGAGTGTAATATCCACATGCTTGGGAAGTCCTACAATGCTTCTTTGATTTGGATTGCCTTTAACAGCTACCACCTTGCTTTTAAACTTTCGGCAAAAATTATAAACCACTTGCGTATTATAGCCGCTATCAATGGCTGAAAGAGAAATAGGGATTTGAGCGCCACTCTTTTTTAAGATCCATGACCGATTTTGAATGATGTCCGTCAATTGGTTCCATACGTCAGGTTGAGTTGTGTCCCCCATGAGAACGTCGTAGGACAAAGAAAATGAATTTTTTTCAGATGACCATCCTACGCATTCTAATTCGATTCGATCTGCTTGAATATCCGCGCCTAGTGTGGCAAACAAAATATCATCAATCAGGATGGTTTTGCCCTCTAAATAGCGATTGGATCGGTTAGAAAGATAGACGTTCTTCCAATCTAAAACCTCTCCCAATGATGACTCAAAACTGAGGCCTAAGCTTGTATTGTGAAACACACGCAACATTTCTTCATACTTTTCACAGCGCAAGAAATCTTCCACCACGTCTGAGAATCTCCGCCAAGGAGAATAGAGCTCGCTAATATGAAAACCCGCATTGCCGTTAAAAGGAGCTCTGGGTTGCCACTTTCCTAAACGCATGAGCTCCATTTTTAAATTTTCATTCCACTCCTTTTGACACTCGACACAGACATAGCGAGTCGTGTTTTTAGGGTCCTCCCGCTCATACTTTAAACGCTCAAACTTAAGTTCCTGAAATGCCCCGCAGTGCTGGCAAGGTAAGAGAAAAACTCGCTGATCACTTTTTAAATATTCTCTTTCAATTCTAGAAATCCCTTTCACCGTGGGAGAACTTACAAAAACTAATTTTCGGTTCCAAAACGTGATCGTTCTTTTAATCGCAAGAGACAGGGGGTCGCCCTCTCCTTCTGATCCTCCTCCCCCTGCACTGACTGGAAAACGGTCAATTTCATCAGCGAGTAAAATTCGAATAGGCCTCGATGCTAATTGGGATGGGCTTTGGCTGGTGGAAAGTGTGAGATGACCTCCTGGAAACTTTTTATGCAGCAAGGTATTTGAAGATTCACGACGCCCTCTAAAGTCTCCAAACAATCGAGATAGAATTTCAGTATCTCGAATTAAAGGAGCCAGCCTGTCCTTGGATACAGATTCACACATGGCAAACGTGGGCTCTAAAAGCATGATGGGGCCTGCATCTGTAGCACAGAAGTAAGACAATAGATTGAGTTCGACTTCTGTCTTTCCCGTCTGGGAACTCGCTTGGACTGAGATTTGAGTGACATCTGGCAAGATAGCAACATCCATCATTTCCACTTGATAAGGAATATTCTTCCATCGACCAGGAAGGCTGGATGCTTCTGCGCTTAAGATTCGATACTTCTCAGCCCATTCACTGGGCTTGAGAATTTCCGGTTTCTTCGATGTGTTCTGGAGTTTGCGTAAAAGGCTCTGCTGTAAGTTCATCAAGGGCCTCATGAATAAGATCCGTCAGGATGGATTGAATTTGACCTGGACTCTGAGTGCTGGTCAGTAAATGCGCTGCTTTGGTGGGAATGACAAGAAGCCTGGCTTTAAACTTTCCTACATAATCACAATAAACACTTTCTGCGTCTTCAATGGGAATGAGCTTTTTTTCTTTCTCTGCATTATCGAGCTCTACCTTTTTTGCGCGGGCTGAAGCGAGTCTCGTTTCCTCACGTTCACGATTGATCTTGAGTTCATCCAGATTATCATTCCCATAAACATAAACAGCATGAACTGCTTTTTTCAGTGGATAGAGCAAGCTATTGAGTGGACCAGGTGTAGACTCAACACTTTCTAACTTTCTTTTCAACGTCACCATCGAAAGATCAGTCAGCACACTTAACTCGGTCATGTTTAATTTAATATCTGAAACCCGAAGAAGTTTTGCACGATTCGGATGACCCTCAACACGCCGCTCTTCTGTAAAACTTTCTAAATTTGACACAAAATTTAATTCCCTAATATCCATCACTTCATGCAGCGCACTATTGCTGCGGTGTTTATTTTTTAACTAAAATATAAAAATAATTATAATATCAACTCAGTCAATTTAAATTCCTCTTTAACTACCGACACTTAACGTTCCGTATTAATCTATACTTTTTCAGTTCACTATCTACCCCTCGGGTCGTTCTTCCAACCGTGCGGCGCGTTATAGCGAGAAGGACCCAAGCTTTATTCCTATTTGCTTTGGGCCTGACTACATCTAATGAATGCAGCTTCCAGTTGTCGGTGTGGCTTAAGCCACGGGTTCAATTAGTCCATGCCAAGGACAGTACATGAACTTCAATCATCTGGGTATTGCACATTTTGTGCAACCCCTGATCGCTCTTGACAAGTAGTACCATATAAGATACTATCTTTATATCAATGGGTAAGCACCGAAGAGGAAACTACGTGTTTGTAAGCTGGATCGGAGATCATGGCAATCATGTTCATGTGTACAAAGATGGTCGCTTGTTGGTGAAATGGAATATTGATGCCTGGTGCGAGGAGCCTGGATCGGGCAAAGCATCGAGTCAAATTAAACGCTTGCTCAGAGAGTTGAAGGATGAAGGGAAAATCGGTTATGCGCATTAAAAAAGTCATCGCTAACAATAAGAAAAAAGTTTTTGAAATCACTGTTGGCAAACAGGTCTACGAATTCCCTTACTCTCGTCTCACGCTTAAACCTAGCGATGTAGATGGAATTATCAAAGTCTATCCTGATCCTGAAATTGGATATAACGGATTTACCTATCAACTTGCCTCTAATAAAGAGAACACGATCGTGATGGATCAGGTCTTAGA